TGATTTTATTTTGGAAAATTTTCCAAAACCTAAATTTGACTCACTTGTATTAGATATTTTTAATAGTATTAATCGTGAACCCTGGACAAGAGCATTACAAGGAAAACGCGTCCTTATTATCTCTCCATTTAAAGAAAGTTTTGAGTTAAAAGTAAATAATAGAGAGAAAATTTATGGAATAGATTTATTTCCCAATTGTGAATTATTATTTATTAAACCACCACAAACACAAGGCAATAATCCATCACAATCATTTGATATTGAGTTAGATATTTTTATAAAAAAACTATATGATATAAAAGATACATTTGATATAGTTCTATGCTCTTGTGGTGGTTATGGCAATTTAGTATGTTCTGAATTATATAATATGGGTAAGTCTAGTATTTATGTAGGAGGAGTTTTACAAATGTATTTTGGTATATATGGAGAACGATGGATACGAGATAAACCTGATATAATGAAGTTATATAAAAATGAGTATTGGTCTAGACCTTTAGACACAGAAAGACCATCAGGTTTTATATCTATTGAAGATGGATGTTATTGGTAATCTAAAAGTTATCATCATCAAAATCAAAAATACTATCATCTTTTTCTTTATTAGCTAATGCATATTCTCCTACACGTTTTTCAAAAAAATTTGTCTTACCTTCTATTGAAATCATCTCCATAAAATCAAATGGATTTGATGAATTATATATTTTTTCACAACCAAGTTGTAATGCTAAGCGATCAGCAACAAATTCTATATATTGACTCATTAATTTAGAATTCATAGAAACTAGTCTACACGGAAGTGCTTCACATATAAATTCGCGCTCTATACTAACAGCTTCTTTAATAATCTCAATAATTTTATTTTGATTGAGTTTTTTTTGTAATTTATTATAAAGCATAATAGCAAATTCGGTATGAAGAGCTTCATCTCTAGAAATAAGTTCATTTGAAAAGGTTAATCCTGGCATTTTTCCACGTTTTTTTAACCAGTAAATAGAACAAAAAGCACCTGAAAAAAATATTCCTTCAACACAAGCAAATGCTACTAATCTTGTTGCAAATGATGAATTTATATCATTTATCCATTTAATCGCCCAATCAGCTTTTTTTTTAATACATGGAAAATTTTCTAATGCTCTAAAGAGAGTTTGTTTTTCATTTTTATCTTTAATATAAGTATCTATTAATAAAGAATACATTTCTGAATGAATATTTTCCATAGCAATTTGAAATCCATAAAAGGCTCTGGCTTCAGACCATTGAACCTCTGACATAAATCTCATACCTAAATTTTCTAAAACAATTCCATCCGAAGCAGCAAAAAAAGCAATTATCATTTTTATAAAATATTTTTCGTCATCAGTTAAGGTGTTCCAGCTTGCAATATCTTTTGATAAATCAACTTCTTCGGCTCTCCAAAAACAATCAATCTGTTTTTTATACATAGACCAAATATCATCGTGTTTTATTGGAAACATTACATATCTATTATCATCTTTTATTAATAAAGGTTCAATAGTATTTTTCGCCATCCTAAATATTATTAGTTTAGATTTTATATATATTGAATAATTAGTTTTATATTATTATAAGTATATAAATAATATATAACTATTAACTATTGTTAAGGTAATAAAAATATATAAATATAATATTTTTATATGTTATATAATTAATGAATTTAGCAAAACGTGATATTAAAATAGAGAATATTAAAAAAGTAATTGAGAATCGTAAGAAATTATTGAGAGATAATCATAAAGAAATTAATAAAACTTTAGATAATAGAAATAATTATTTAAACGATATTTTAAATGAATATGATGTAGAAATGGATAATAATATTAAAAACAAACAAAAACAAATTGATGCTTTAATGATTATATCTAATTTATTAAGTAATATAGCTATAGAAAATGCTTATGATAAAAATGAAATTAATAATTTAAAACAACAACAAACATTAGTATTAAAAGAAATAGATAAAATAGAAAAAGAATTATTTAATATGAAATAAAAAATATATATAATATATATAATATATATAAAATGACTAGTTGTATGTGTGGCGGAAAAAAAACCAAAAAACATGGACGAAAAAATATAAAACATTTACGTAAAACAAAAAAACACGGAGGATATAAATATAAACGAACAACTACACCATATTTAAATAAAAGAAAATCATCTCGTAGAAGACGTTTACTTTAAAAATTAAATATTTTCAAATACTTATATTTTCAAATACTTATATTTTCAAATACTTATATTTTCAAATACTTATATTTTCAAATCTAAACTAAATTTTGGCCACACTCTTGCTCCCTTTGGCCATTTTCCAGTCATTTCTTTCTCTCTTAAAGCACGAAATGACTTTCTAATTTTTAAAATTTCTTTTCTCTCTTTATATACTTTCTTCCATTTTCTTTGTATAATTTTTAACCAAAAAGTTTTAATATAAGCTACATGTTCTTCACCACTTAATATTTCATCTTTAATTATATTAATTTTATAATTATTTGATTTACTTATAATTGATTTATAATTATTAATTATTGGATGAATAATATTTATATTATTTCTACGTTTATTTATTATCCAATTTTTATATTCCATTTTGCATCTATTTAATTCTTGTTTATATAAATTGTTGTAAAAATCTTCTATATCTACTATTATATAAATTAAATAATGACTTAATATATTTGATGTACTATTAGTATCATAACCGTGTAGTTCTGGATTAAATAAGCAACAGATTGCTAATTTATTTTTTGATTCAAACATATTATTAATTTATTTCATACAAAAATAAAAATATAGAATTTCATTCTATTTATATTTCTAGTATAAAAACCTAATTATTTATTATTGTAATAATGTATTTATATTTTATATTTTTTATTTAAGTTGATATACTTAAATAAAAAGACTTGTTTAATTAATTTTTCAATTTTTTCTGCTTTATTTATATAATATGATGAAAATTAATATTAAATCCTTATTAAAAGACAAAAATGTCTTATATGTTGTGTTTTTTTTAGCAATATCTAATTTATTTGGATATTTATTGATGAATGAATTAGACGCAGTTATATTCTTTTTAGTAATAGGATTTCTTACTACATACTTTAGCAAAAATATGATTGTTGTTATGTTAGTTGCTATGATTTCTACAAATTTATTACTTGGTTCAAAACATATTAAAACTATAAAAGAAGGTATGACAACTGCTGGAAGAGCAAAAACTACACACCAAACAACTGAAAATGATAATAATGATGAACTACATAATTCTAATGATAACGATGAACATTCTTCTAAGGAAAAAATTACTAAGGATATTATTAGAGAACCATTAGCAAAATTATCTCCTGCATCTGTAAATGAAAAAAAACCTAAACTTGATTATGCTGGTACAGTTGAAGCCGCTTATGATAATTTAGATAATCTACTAAGTTCTGATGCTATTAAAAATATGTCAGATGATACACAGCGTTTAGCAGAAAAACAAAAACAACTTATAAATAATATTGGTAAATTAGAACCTGTAATGCAAAAAGCAGGAAAACTACTTGATAATCTTGATATGAGTGGAATTAATAGTATGGTTGATACATTATCCGGAACACTAAGTAAATTAACAGGAGCTAAGAAATTAAATTAAATTAAAATAACATTTATTATTATATAATGGCAAAACGTTGTCCACCCGGAGTTATATGCGTTGAAAATATAACCATAACCATAGTATTAATTATATTTGCATCTGTTATTTTATTTTTAAATATATATAATAAAACTAATCCTTATCCACAAAGAATTATTATAGAGAGAGATAATGATAAAAAATATGGATTATTCTCTCGACCTTCTTATAGTTATTCAAATATTCCTAATGATATTTTACTAAATCCTTATAAAGCTCCTTTAAGAGATGATAGATATTTTATAGATAATACTAATGGTGACCCTAGAGGTATTCCTATTAATATTCCTACACAATCTGTTGATACAACTTATAGACAAATTGGTATTCTTACAAGATTAAATGGTAGTGAGACTATATTACCTTTAATGGGACGACCTCTTTTCACTAACCGTGATAAATGGAATTTTTATACAATGAGTGATAAAAATAATAATATTAAATTACCTATTACATTTAAAGGAAAAAGTTGTACTAATGAATATGGATGTGATAATATTTATAATGGCGATACTGTTTATGTTGAAGGTTATGGAGATGCTTTTAAAGCAACAATATACGATAATAATGTTATGAGATATATACCATTTTTATAATTTTTATCATAAAACATATAATTTATCACAAAATATATAATAAATTATAACAAATATATATATAATTGTTATGATTGAAAATAATATTAATAATAGTAATGTAATGTATGATATCGATGATATTATTAAAACAGGTAATAATTTACAAGAAAAGTTACAAGGACTAATAGAGTTAGCTGATTATGGAAAAGGTAAATTAGGAATACATAATAATAAATTATATTTATCTTGGCAATGGTTTCAATCCATTCAAAGAATGTATTATAGAGAGAATAGAATTAAATTAATAGATTTTTTAAAAAATGTGTTTCAAGATTTTAGAATATATAATATATTATTGAATATATGTTTAGTAGATAAAATTTATTTACATGAAATAACTAAAATACGTACAAAACAAAATATACTAACTAAAAAATGGAAACAAGGATTACTAATTTTACTAGAACAATATAAAGACGATAAAGAAATTATAGAAGAAATTAATAAACTAATTCAAAAAATAAATTGTTAATAATATTATAAATTATTTATTAATAATTATTTCTTTTACAATTTTTTTAATTATTTTATTTTTATTTTCTTCATAATTACCTTTTCCTCCCATGGATTCCTTTATTATTTTAAGATATTTATCATTTTCTATAGATGTGGAATTTATAAAATTTGGGTGTTTATCTGTCCATTCATTAATTAATTTAATATTTTTTGTTTCAACATTTTTTATTATATTTTTAATTTTTTTATTTTCTGAACATTCTTTTTCCCATTTATCTTTATCCTTTATGTAAAGTGTTTCCCTCTTAGCATCACTACAATGAACCGGGCGTTTTGTGATATCAAGACATTTTAACTCTTTTATAATAATAGAAGATATGCCATTTACATAACCTAGATTACCTATTTTCTCTAAATCATCTATGCTTAAAGATACAGAATTTACAAAATCACTTATATTCATTGCATCCTTACATTGTTCATTAAGAAAAAATTGCAAATTAAATGTTTTATTATTACTATTTATTATATTATTTGAATTTGTTGATTTACACATATCTATTACTTGTTGCTGTAGGTTATTATTACTTTTTACAACTTCTAAAATAATATTTTTAAAATCACTGTTTTCTTGTAATAATAACTCAATCAATTCATCTTTATTATTTATATCTTTATTTATTATATTATTACATTTTTTTATAGTATTATTACATTTTTTAAAATGATACCATAAACCAACTCGTGATTTATATTTTTTATCACACTTTACACACCTAAAATCTAAATTCGGCTCTTTTTTTGTTAAATCTTGTTCAAAATCTGTTAACAAAGTGTTTTTTTTGTGTTTTCGTGTCAATAAATGACGGTCATAACTACTTTTCTTACTGCAGTTAAAATCACAAATATCACACATAAATTTTTGGGAACTTTCGGCTCTTTTTTTGTTAAGCATTTTTTTAACATTCTTTAACAAAAAAAAAGAGCCAAAAAAATTTATTATATTTTATAAAAAAAGTTATCATAACAAATTTTTTTTGAAAAAATAAAAATAAGACCATTATGGTCTCAATCACTTTTTTGTAAATTTTTGTTTTCAATTCTTTAAAAGTAAAATCGATTTTGGACATTTTAAAATGTCCATTTTTGATTTTAGAAATAGAGAATTAAAATTTAGAAATTAGAAAAATTTATTTACATCTCTCTACAATAATTGTTATTAGTCTAATAATTTTTATTTACATAATTGTAGTAAAAATTATTTAATGCTTTCGTGTTTTGTTGTAAGATTTTTTATATTCTGATTTTTTGCGACTCTTTTTATGTATTTGTTTAGAACCTCCTACTTTATTTTGTGAATTAATGTCATTTGTTAATCTTTGTAGTGTAGTTTCTGTACTATCTCCACCTGGAGCATTTATAGTATGTGAAGCAGTATTAGGCATAGTTATTCTTACAATAATTTCTGTTTCACCAGTTTGGTTTTTCTGCATTGTAGTCGTTGTAGTTACATTATCTTTTTTATATGGAATATAATCTTTATAAGATGGAGGAGGTGTTTGTGGTCCTTTTAATAATTCTTTATCTTTTGGTTCTATTTTCTCTCCATCTATTTTCATTAATTGTTCTTTTGATTCTTCACTAGGTTTTTCACTAGGTTTTTCTCCGGGTTCTTCAGTAGTACGTTCAATTGCTGGTCGTGCTATTCCAATATCTTCACTAGGTTTTTCACTGGCCTCTTCTGTAGTACGTTCAATTGCTGGTTGAGCTACTCCAACATCTTCTTTTGTTGTTAAAGGTGTTTCTGGTTCTTCATTGATTGATGGTAATTGCGTAGGAAGAACTCTTGCTTGGATAGTAGATAATTTTTCTTTTGATTCTTCAGTAGGTTCTTCTTCCATAGGTTTTATAGGTTCTTCTTCCATAGGTTTTGTAGGTTCTTCTTCCATAGGTTTTGTAGGTTCTTCTTCCATAGGTTTTGTAGGTTCTTCTTCCATAGGTTTTGTAGGTTCTTCTTCCATAGGTTTTGTGGGTTCTTCAACTGGTTTTTCGGTTGGTTCTTCACTTACTGCTTGATATTCTTTTGTTCCTTTAACAATATCTTCAAGTTTTACTTTGTCTTTAGTCAATTTTTTACTATCATCATCTTCAGCACCACTAATAGTTTTCTTTTTATCAATTTTTTTTTGTTTTTTAATCTGTTGTCTTGCTTCTTCAGTTTTAGCTTTTCTTGCTTTTGCTTCTTTTTTTCGTTTTTGATCACCTCCATTTAAATGTTTTGATTTTAATGATTTATTTCGTAAATCAATATAGTCCCTTTTCCTAAATGTGCGTTTTTTACTAGAACTGCTTACTTTTTTCTTGTATTTTTTAAATGTTTGTTTATTTCCATTTAGCAATTTAGATATTTTATTTCTGGAAAGTTTCATTGTATATATATAAACTCTTGTATATTTTTTATTATATAAATATAATAATGAGTTGTTCCAATGCTACATCTCCTATAAATATAACAAAAAATATAGATTATATATGTGATCTTAAATGTGAATATTCATTTAACTATCCTGCAACAAATTTACAAGCTGTTAATAGAGGTGAATATTTATCATTTAGAACTGACCCATCACATCAACCTCCTGTTATTTTTAATGCTAATAAATATGATGTTAATGAAATAAGATTATATTCGCCTTCACTTCATACATATGGAGGTAAAAATTCAGAAGCAGAATTAATAATTTCTCATAATAATCTCTCTGGAAATGGAAATTTATTAGTGTGTATTCCAATAACAATAAGTACTTCTAAGACAGAAGCATCCAGATTATTAGAAACAATTCTTAATCAAGTTTCTAAAACTGCTAATTCAATAGAAGAAGAAACAACAATTAATTTACCAACTTTTACACTTGATAAAATAGTTCCTAAAAAACCATATTATTCATATAAAGGAACACTTCCTTATAGACCTTGTACCGGTAATAATAATTATGTAGTTTTTCATAAAGAACATGCTATATATTTGCCAATTAGTTCATTTATTCAATTAAGTAAAATTATAACTAAACAATCATATAGTATTCATAATGTTAAAGGGGGTTTATACTATAATAAAAATGGACCAAAAATACATAGAGGTATAACTGGTGATGATGATATTTATATTGAATGCCAACCTACCGGGTCGGATGGTGAAGTTATTATTACAAAAGACACACCATTGTTTGGAGATGTAATAACTAAAGAAATGTTAAATAAAACAATTGGTAATAAATTCATGGGAATTATTATTGGTATTACATTAATGGTTGGACTAATTAAGTTAGCAAATATTTTAATATCTAAATTATCTGGAAATGGTACAAAAATACAAGTTGGCGGAGAGAATGTCATTAATCCAGTGAAAACACTTAAAGTATTATCTAAACTTTCTAAAAAATAGTTTTTATAAAAATAATATTATTTATTATTAAAAAATAATATTATATATAATTAGATAACACCTTTATAGTGAATGTCAGCCGCATCGTGCTGATCATCTAATATAGGTTTAAACTCACTAGTTGGTTCGTCATTATTTACAACTAGTGGAGCCATTTTATTTACTGTTTCTTCTTCTAAAGTAATAGGAAAATCATTATAACTAGAAAAATCATCAACCTTACTTTTTTCTGATTCTAAATAATTACGAATAGCATGAGTTCCAGTAGAAACACTTGAACGTTTAATAAGTTCATATGCCGCAACAATAGTAAGAATACCTACAATAGGATGTGAATTAGCAAAGATAATTATTGTAATAATTATAACTACAATATAACCTACTAAATTGTCTATTAATTTTGCAAGCATATTAGGTGTCTTTACATTTAATATAATATAAATTATTAAAATAATAGCTAACAAAGTTTGATTGCGTTTTTCTGCGTCAATAAGTTCTTTAAAGTTCATCATATATATATATCATAATAATAGATAATATATTGAGTAAAATTGAAAACAAATTAACCTAAATATTATTTTTTATAATATATTAGTTTTAATCAATTATGGATAATAATAATGAAGTAGGAATATACCTTGGACAGAAAGGTTATTCTATCTATAAAGACTGTTTATCTGTTGAAGAGCAAGAATATATTCGTTCTTCTTTAACTGTAAAACCATTTGTTCCAAAATCACCTGTTCAACCTCCATCGTTCCCTATCTATCAAGAATCAATTAATAAAATATATATACCTCGTTATTTTGGTTTAGAAAATTATGGAGAGCCTGATGAAATAAGATTATCAAGTGGAACTTCTATTGATATTCCTTTTAATGGTTCTTTGAGAGATTATCAAGAAAATATTATAAAAACGTATATGAAAACTGCTACTAAAAATACAAAAATAGGTGGTGGAGGACTACTTGAAATACCTTGTGGGAGAGGAAAATGTCTAGGAAAAAATACACCAGTAATATTATATAATGGAATAATAAAAAATGTTCAAGATATAAAAGTAGGTGATTTATTAATGGGTGATGATTCAACACCGCGTAAAGTACTTTCACTTTCTCGAGGTAGAGAGAAAATGTATAAAATTAAATCATATGGAAATGAATCATATATTGTTAATGAAAGTCATATATTATCTTTAAAATTACGAAAAAAGAGAGAAAATACAGATAATGATATAATAATAGATATACCATTAAAAAATTATTTGGAAATATTAAAATATAATAATAATATGATAAAAAGCCCATTTCTTGGATATAGAGTACCAACACTATTCCCAAGAAAAAAAGTTAAAATATCCCCTTATTTATTAGGATATTGGTTAGGTAATAGAGATTTAACAAATAATATATCAATTATATCTATTTTAGACAATAAAGTATATAACTTTTTAAAAAATAAATTAACAATTGATAATGAATATTCAGTTTATTTACAATATATGAATAATTCAAATGATTATGAAATAATGAGTAAAAATAAAATAAACTATTTTATTGAATATTTAAAAGAATATAAATTAACTGAAAAAATATATATACCTCAAGATTATAAATCAAATTGCAGAGAGATACAATTAGAATTATTAGCAGGATTAATAGATTCAACTGCCTATAACTATAACAATAAATATGATAAATATGATAAATATAATAAATATAATAAATATAATATTATATCACAAAACTATATTTTAATCGAAGATATTATATTTTTAGCTAGGTCTTTAGGTTTTGAAGTTATACGTTCAAAAACATATACATCAGCAAATATAAGTATTTATGGTTATAATTTAAAAGAAATTCCTTTACAAACAGATAAAATAAACAAAAATAAACCAAATAGAAATCATATGAAATATAATATTTATGTTGAACCATTAGGTATAGATGATTATTATGGATTTGAAATCGATGGCAATAGGCGTTTCTTATTGGGAGATCATACGGTTACACATAATACTGTAATTGCCTTGAATATAATTTCACAATTAAAAACAAAAACATTAGTTATAGTTCATAAAGGGTTCTTATTAAATCAATGGATTGAGAGAATAGAACAATTCTTACCAACTGCGAGAATAGGAAAAATTCAAGGACAAATAATAGATATTGAAAACAAAGATATAGTAATTGGTATGCTACAATCATTATCAATGAAAGAATATCCACAAACGATATTTAGTAGTTTTGGTTTAACAATAGTAGATGAATGTCATCATATTTCATCAGAAGTTTTTAGTAGATCTTTACAAAAGATAGTAACCAAGTATGTATTAGGATTAAGTGCAACAATGCAGAGAAAAGATGGATTAACTAAAGTTTTTAAAATGTTTTTAGGAGAGATTATTTATAAAGAAGAGCGTGAAAAAACAGATTTTGTTTTAGTTAAAGCAATTCAATTTATAACAAATGATGATGAATTTAATGAAACATCATATGATTATAGAGGAAACCCAGCATATAGTACAATGATAACTAAATTATGTAGTTATAGTCCTAGAACTGAATTTATTTTGAAAATTTTAAAAAAAGAATTAGAAGAAAAGAAAGATCAACAAATTATGATTTTGGCACATAATAAAAATCTACTTGTTTATTTATTTAAAGCAATAGAGCATAGAAATATTTCAACAGTAGGTTATTATGTAGGTGGAATGAAAGAATGTGATTTAAAAGCAAGTGAAACAAAACAAGTTATTATTGCTACATATGCAATGGCTTCTGAAGCACTTGATATAAAAACATTGACAACTCTTATATTGGCTACTCCAAAAACTGATATTACACAAGCAGTCGGAAGAATATTAAGAGTTAAACACGAAAGACCACTAGTAATCGATATTTTAGATACACATAATATATTTGAGAGACAGTGGATAAAAAGACGTAAGTTTTACGAAAAAAATAATTATAAAATAATTCATACTAATATCAATAAATATGAATTAAATAAATGGGAAAATTTATATGAACCCGGTCAAAAAAATAAAATTACTAAACATAAAAATAAAGATAATACAAAAACAAAAGGTATATGTATGATAAATTTGTAAATTAAAATTTATTCTTTTGACAATTATCATACACGTGTTGTGGTGGTGGATTTGCTAAAGCACTTAAATCACCAGGCAAAGTACCACCTAAAGAGTATCCAAATGAAAGAGGAACATTAGCATAAGGTTGTCCATTGCCTCCTTTATATTTTTTACTTGTGTGTTTGTGTTTATTACGCATAGAATGTTTATTTTTTTTGTTTGCTTTTAAATGTTTTTTAGTATGGGTTTTACTGTGTTTCTTGTAGTGTTTTTTAGTATGGGTTTTACTATGTTTCTTGTAGTGTTTTTTAGTATGTTTTTGTATTTTTCTTCTACCTCCAGGCATACTTTTAAGTGTTTGTTCAATAGTTTTCATGCTCTGTCCTGCACCCATTCCAGATAATCGTGGAATTGGACCACCTTTATTTACTTTAAAGTTTCCTGGTCCTGCATATGGACCTGTTATATCTCCAACCGGACCGGTATCATTTGCATTATAACTTAAATTTCCACCATTTTGTGATACTTTATCGTAAGATACATATTCTCCTGCGGCAGCAGCCACATTAGATTTAGTTCCAGCATACCCACGACAACTTACTTTAGCATCAGAACTAGGAAAGCGTGTTGGGTCAGAAGTATAATTAGCTGGTTTTAAAATAAGTAGATTTCCACCTCTTTGTCTGGGCATTAATATATATATCTAATGATTATTTTTTTCAAAATTTAAGGCCTCTTTATAAGTTATTAATTTTGTATTTTCTTTAATTACTTCTATAGGTTGCCATTTTTTAAAACGATGCAAATAAACGCATTTCATTATTAAGGTTTTATTTAAATTGACAAATTTATCCTCATCCATATTTTCAAATTCTTCTTCATCATCACTTTCTTCTAAAAGGTCTAAATTATTATTTTCTTTAATATTTCTAAATAATTTATTCATCATAACACTTGATTTATAGTTTGGAATCATAGCAATGCTATATGGTATATTTTTATTTTCTTGGTCATAACAATATAAACTATATATATCTGATTCTATTTCTGCTTTAACCTTAAAATTAGCTTCTTTTATATTTTTTTCTTTTATAAGACTTATACCTAAAGCGCCTCTATTAGATGAAAAATTATGATGTTGTATTGCATAAATAGAATAAGGTAATGATTTAACTTCATCCATTGCTTCGCTATATTTAGATTTACATACACATAATCCTGCTATAATAAAATTTCTTCCAAAATTAACTTGCTTAATATGATTAAAAAATATATTTTTTAAACAATATATTTTATTAACTAATGAATAATTTCCAATAAATTCATCTTTATAATAAAAAATATTTTCACAAGAAAAGTATGGTTTATTATTTATACTTAACAAAGTTCCATATAATATTGTCCCAATGTAACCAACCGCAATATGATTATCAAAACACATTTTATATGGTATAATATCATAAATATTATCTTTTCCTTTTAATTTTACTATAAGACAGACATTTTTATCATCAATATAAGTAAACCACATAAATGTTTTAGAACCTTTTGGAATAATCATATAAAGTTCAGAATAAACTTTCTTATGGAGTATTCTATCATAGGAAAGTTCTATTTTTGGAAATCGCCTAATAAGACGTTTTTTTTCATTTTCAGACAACATTTTTATATAATAATTATTAGATAGATATCTTTAACTTATTTACAAATTTAGAATTTGGAGAAGGCATCGGTCATTGTTGAAGAAATAATTTCATTAGAAGTTCTTATATCATTATTATCATTATAATTATCCTTATTTATTACAGAATGTGTAGTATTGTTTGTATCTTGTAATTCATCCAAAAAAAGTTTTAATTCATCTTTCATTTTTTTATTTTCTATTGAAGAATTCATATTATTTTCTTCAATTTTAGATATAATATCCTTATATCGTATTGATGGTTTAATTACTAAATCTCTTACTTTTGAAACTGTTAATGCGTTCTTTAAATAAATGTATATGTTATGTAATAAAACAATAATAATTAATGATATTAAAATATATTTTATTATTAGATAAAACATTATTTCTTTATATATGATTAATATAACTTTAATATGGATAAAAACGAAATAATATCTTTTTTAATCATTTCTATGTCTAAAATTTCATCAGTTTTAAAATAAACATTTGTAATAATATCATTTTCTCTCTGTATAATTAATTTAATTAATGATTTTTTATTTAATTTATATATTTCTTCAATTGTTTTAATAAATAAATGTTTTGTTGGTACTTGATATAGTTCATCTCCTTTAATCCATTTACTTTTATCTACTAATATTTCATATTTACCGATTATATGACTTTCTATTGGAATATCTTTTGACTCCATTTTAAAAATTGTATTATCTCTCAATTCTAATATATTTGATTCTGAAAATATCAAATCATAATTATTTTTTTTAACAAAATAACTTTTTATTAATTCTGTATTTATTTTATTAATATCTATATTAGGAACTTGTATATTCATTGTGATAATATATATATATGAAACCATTTAAACCTATTATAAATTCATTATTATATAAACAATTATAATGATGACGCAAATAATTATTATTGATAAAACAGGAACTGTAAAACAAAGTATAGTTAAAGATGTTTCAAGAGATAATTTATATAAAAAATGTAATTATAAATCATCTAATGGATTTGAAAAACGTACTACATGGAATGTAAATATTAATAATGAAAAAATAATGGTAGAATTATGGGCAAAAGATAATGGAAGAGCTAACACAGAAAATAAATATGATTTTCCTCCACCTATGGATACTACTCTTTTTTTTGGAACTTGTGCTATTATAAGAGTCAATAAAAAAGATGAAATAGTAAATTTATCTTGTGAAACATGGAATAAAGTATATGAAAAATTATTTGGTGGATTTAAAGATATTGATAATGATGATGAAGAAGATGACGAAGATGAAGAAGATGAAGATGAGTTAGATAATATTCCAAAAGAATTAAAAGTAAAAGATGGATATTTAAAGGATGGATTTGTAGTAGATGATGAAGAAGATGAAGATAATGAAGAAGGAGATGAAGATGATGAAGATGATGAAGAGGAGGAGGATGATGAAGAGGATGATGAAGATGAAGATGATGAAGAGGATGATGAAAATGAAACAAATGAATATTCTGGTTCAGAATTGACGGAAGAACAATATAATTATTCTGATGAAGATTGAGTAAATACGCAAATATATAATAATAAAATTGAAATTATATAAACATAATTATTTATATTTATATAATCATACAATAATGCATATTATTAAGAATCCAAATACATTTCGTGATAATATCCGAAAAGAATTATTTAAAATTATTGAAAATGAAAAAATATGTGAAAATCTTGAAAAAGGAATATATAACTATTGTATTCAACATTCTGATAAAAAAAATATTGTAAAGAAATGGGATAATATATATTTCTGTCATCTTTATCTTGATCGTCTTAGAACAATCATTGTTAATTTACGTGATAAAACATTGCTGGATAATTTAAAAACAAAAAAATTTAAAGCACATGAATTAGCCTTTATGACACATCAAGAAATGAAACCAGAAAAATGGCAAACTTTAATTGAAGCAAAAAAAATTCGTGATGAAAATTTATATGCTCCTAAATTAGATGGTAATACAGATAATTTTACATGTAGAAAATGCAAATCGAATAATTGTAGTTATTATCAATTACAAACAAGATCAGCGGATGAACCAATGACAACATTTGTAACGTGCATTGATTGTGGAAATCGTTGGAAATGTTAATTTAATCTAAAATTTCTAAATCATTTATATGCCAATATTCAAAACCTCCGTTAGGAATAGGTCGTTTAATAATAAAAGGAATTTTTTTTAGTTCTAACTCTTTAAGTGCTATAATATAACCATCTACTATATTTTCTTTAACTTTAACAAATGGTTTAGCTCCTGCATTTATTTGCTTTGCACGTTGTCCAAGAATTCTTGTTTTTTCATATTTTGTTAAAAATGGCAATGTTTTATGGAGTGGATCAATTATATTGCCATCTTTATTTCTTGAAACTTTTGCTAAATTTTTTATTTCATCATAATTATGAGATAATACTTCTGGATGATATTCTTCTAATAATTTATTTCTTACATCTTTATCAAATTTTTGTAAATAATCTTCATCTTCATCTTCATCTTCTTCATCTTCTTCATCTTCAATATTTTTTATATTATTACCACCACTTAATATATTAAATTTTTCACTTTTATGTTTATATTTATTATTTTGAGGTTCATCTTCTTCATCTTCCTCCTCTTCATTATCTTCTTCATCTTCATCTTCCTCCTCTTCATCTTCATCTTCATCTTCCTCCTCCTCTTCTTCATTATCTTCATCTTCCTCCTCTTCTTCATCATCAACTTCTTCGTCATCATCAACTTCTTCGTCATCAACTTCGTCATCATCTTCTACCTCATTATTGTTATCTTCATTATTTTTTTGATATGTAAATGTTGGTCTATCATCAATAATATCATTATCATCAATAATATCATCATCATCAATAATCATATTTTCCAATTCACTATCAGTAATTTCTTGAATTTCTAAATCACTCATAATTCTTATATTATATACATTAATATATCTTTTAAAATTAAATCAATTTTATTATTTATTTTTGTTCATCAGTTTTCCACATAGTATCACATTTTGCACATAAATATATATATTTCATATTTATATCATCATACCTAATATAAATTACCTCTCTATCACTATCACCATTATTACTTTTACATTCTTGATTTGGACATTTAATAGTATTAATTCTTGGTAATGTAGGGTCTTGTTTTGTATATTCATTAATAATATGACTATAGTTTTGTTCATTTTTCTTAATATGTGTTTCAGAAACACAAATATTATTTGCTGTTATTGTAGTATCCTCATGACCACAATTTCTACAATAATATATAAGACTTTTTGCATTATCTTGCATAATTTTAAGATAATACATATTATCACACTTTTCACAGAAGTACATGATTGATTATTATATTATAATATTAGACTTATTTATTTATTTCAATTTTAATTATAAAATATTATTTAGAGATATTTTATTGTCAAAATTCGTGTTTTTAGTTTAAAGCTATTTTAATATTTAATATATAAGGGATAAAAATAAAGTAGTCATAAAATTGAAATAAAAAATTCTTATTAATATATAGTATATAAAAATCATGGCTCATTCATTTGGTGAATTCTTAAAAAGTAAATCAATATCAAAGGGCCAATCACATACACATACAAGAATTGGAAAAAAAGAATTAGGTATTTATGGAGGCTCTTATAATATATCAGATGAAACAAATGAGTCTTTCTTAGAAAGATATTATAATAATGTTTTTGTTAATGGTAATCAAGAATATTTGACTGAAAAACAATTAAAAGAGAATGGGCCTATTTTAATTGATTTAGATTTTAGATATAAACAAGATGTAAAAGAAAAACAACATACAAAAGAACATATAATTGATTTTGTATCATGTATTCTTGATAATTGTTGTAAACTTATGAATATTCCAGATTCAACCACAATTGAAGTATTTTCAATGGAAAAAAATGCAGTTAATCAAATAGAAAATACTACAAAGGATGGAATTCATTTAATTATTGGAATATCAATGCATAAAGGATTACAAATTATTCTTAGAAAAAATGTTTTAAATGATATAGTTCTTATATGGGATGATTTACCAATAACTAATACCTGGGAAGAGGTATATGATGAAGGCGTGACAAAAGGTTTTTCAAATTGGCAAATGTATGGCTCAAAAAAACCGGGTTGTAAGGCATATATGATTAAAAACTATTGGACGTGTACTTTAAATAATGATGAGTGGGACTTTGAAGAAGTAAATATAAATAAATTTGACACAAAAAAATATTTACCAAAATTATCTGCAAGATGCCAAACCTATCCAAAATTCTCTTTAAAAGATGAAATAACTTCAGACTTTAAGTTAGCGTGCGAACAATTAGATAAAAAAGGTATTAAAAATAATATAAGTTCTGATAAAACAACTACAAATTTAAAAGAAAAAATAGATTATAGCAATATGAAATTGGTTTTATTTGATAAAATTAATAATATGGAAACTCTAGATAAAATACTAGAATTTATTTTTGAAAATGATAAAAATTCAAACTATAGTAAATTAGAAGAATATCATAAATATGTAATGTCTCTTCCCCCAGCAAAATATTGTGGTCCAGGTAGTTATAGTAATTGGATAAAAGTAGGTTGGGCGTTGGCAAATACAGACTCTAATTTATTTCCAACTTGGTTAAAATTCAGTAGTCAAGATATATGTAGAGATACATTAAAAGGTCCTAATAATAAATTTGATTGGAATAATGTTCCTGAATTATACGAATTATGGCAAGAATTTGATTCTAATAATCCAAACGGATTAAGTATTCGATCAGTAATGTATTGGTCAAAAATTGACGCTCCAAATGAATATTCAAAAATACATAAAGAAACTATAGATTACTTTATTGATCAAACTATTAAAAATATTACGGAAAATGACTTGGCAATGGTATTATATCATTTATATAAAGATAAATATGTTTGTTCAAGTATTAAGAATAATATTTGGTATGAATTTTCAAATCATCGATGGCACGAAATAGATTCTGGTAGTGCATTACGAATGGCTATATCAAGAGAAATGAATCAATTATATTTTGATAGAATGCAATATACAACAAATCGTATGCAACAAATAGATAATGGAGAAGAAAATCACGATATATTGAGAAAACAAATTGCAAAATTAGCGGAGATTTCGGTTGTTCTTAAAAAAACTCAAATGAAAAATAATATTATGAGAGAAGCAAAAGATATATTCTTTGATAAAAACTTCATGGATAAACTGGACCAAAATACTAATTTACTATGTTTTAATAATGGTGTTATTGATTTTGAAAATAAAGTATTCAGAAAGGGACAACCAGAAGATTATCTTTCAAAAAGTACAAATATAGATTATGTTCCTTTAAACAAAAACAAACATAATAAAATTATTAATGAAATAGAAACATTTATAGATCAATTATTTCCAGATAAAGAATTAAATAACTATATGTGGCAACATTTGGCTTCAACATTATTAGGAACAAATACAAATCAAACATTTAATATATATACAGGACACGGTAGTAATGGAAAATCTATACTAGTTAAACTAATGGGAAAATGTTTGGGTGATTATTATGGAACTGTTCCAATTACATTAATTACACAAAAAAGAAATAGTATTGGAAATACATCATCTGAAATATTTCAACTTAAAGGAGTTAGATATGCTGTTATGCAAGAACCGTCAAAAGGTGATAAAATAAATGAAGGTATTATGAAAGAAATCACTGGAGGTGATCCAATTCAATGTAGAGCATTATTTAAAGATAGTATAACTTTTATACCTCAATTTAAATTAGTTGTTTGCACAAATACGTTATTTGAAATTAAAAGTAATGATGATGGTACTTGGCGTAGAATTAGAGTTTGTGATTTTAAATCTAAATTTATTGAGAATCCATATGAAGATGATATTAAATTCCCTAAAGAAATATATCCTTATCAATATAAAATTGATAAACGTCTAGAAAATAAATTTGATAAATGGGCACCTATATTAATGTCTATGTTAGTAGAAAAATCATTTTGTTGGCAAGGAGATGTTAATGATTGTAAAATGGTTTTAGCAAGTAGTAATCAGTATAGAGAAGGACAAGATTATTTGGCTGAATTTGCTAAAGATAAAATTCAAAAGAAACCTGGAAACAAAATAAAGAAAACAGAATTACAAGAAACATTTAAACAATGGTATTTAATTAATTATGGAAGAAATATTCCAAAAGTAAAAGAATTACATGAGTTTATGGATAAAGTATATGGAGCTTATTGTAAAGGTGGATGGAGTAATATTGCAATTATTTATGATGATGATGAGTGTGATGATATAAATGATTATTAAATATGATAATTAAATATGAGAATTAAATAAATTACTCCAATAAGAAAGATTTAATTTATTATAATTAAATTTTTTATTTGTAAATTTTTTTATAGTTGTTTCTAATAATTCTATTGTAATATCTCTCCATTTATTTATTATAAGTACAGGTAAATCATTAAAAACATCTACTATAGGAGAATTTTTTACAATAGGAATGCTTCCTAATACTAACGCTTCCCACGTACGATGACAATCTATACCATTACCAAACGGAGAAATTACAAAAGCATAATCTGTTTGTATTTTCCATATTTTTTCTCTCGGCATGCCTATATTTACTTTATAAATTAACTCTTTTGATAATTGTTTATGTGCATCAATTCTATATAGATTTTCTTCTCCAAAATTTACAAAACATAAACATTTTCTTTTATTAAATGGAACACTCTCTTTTTTTATACTTATTAATAAATTTTCTTGTATTAGTGGAGAGAAATTAACTCTATTAAATGTATGATAATCTAATCCAATAGGTATTTTTGTTAATTTTTCATGATATCCCCAAGCATTTTGAATATAAATATGAACTAATTTTGGATTATTTAACAAATCTTTAACAAAATACATATTTATATGAATTGTCATATCTGAATCTCCTGAAACAACAACAAATCTATCTTTTATTTTATTCATATATTCTTTAACAAAATTTTCAAGAGCACTTGAACATACATAAATAGATTTTACATTGTTTCCATAATTTTTTGTATAAGAAAATCCGTGATTTTTTAAACTAGAACCACTTATATTTGGTATATATACACAACTTCTTAATAGTCCCTTTGATGAAACATAATTACAATCTAATACAGACATTATACTATATAATATACTATATACTATATAATATACTATATAATATATAATATATAATATATAACACTATATAATTTATAAATTAGTATATACATTCCTTGGTGCTTTATTATTATATAAATAATTAATTTTATCAAATACCCAAAATGTTATTCTCGATAATAAATTAACACTTAAAATATAAATAATAACACCAACAATAATAATCCATACTCTTACTTTTTTATAAAGTTCTCTCTTAAAAAAATTACCAAAAATTAAATATAAAATTACTAATAAAATTAATAAATAAATAAGAGATTTTCTTACAGTTTCTAACCATTCCATTTCTCTTGTTTCATATACAACCTTTCTATCATTTGTATTAGAAATTCCATTATTATCATAAATAATTTTTTTTAACTTTTTATTCTCATTTAAACGAATACCAAGTAATTCGTTCATTCTATTTAAATTTATCTTATCAGTTTTATAATCATTACTTAATAATTCAAGTAATTTCATTAATTTTTTATGATTTCGTATTGCTTTTTCTTTAATAGAACACGCTTCATCTCCATATCTTTTAAGTAGCATATCCTCATAACCTCTCTCTCCTTTAGTGTAAATATAATAATTTTTTTCGGCATCAATTACTTCTTCCGGTGCACTACATAAATTTTGTTCAGCATCAAAAAATTTTTTTCTTAATTCTTGAGCCTTTCTATCACGTTGACAATTTGAATCACACATTAGTGTATCTCGAGTTAGTTGAATAATATTATTAAGTTTATTTTGTGGTAATCCTGCTTTAATTAAAGCCTGATCTAATTTATTTTGATTTTCTAAATCACCGCTTGAAGATAAACATTGTTGAAGTTGTTTAGATATATTTTGACTTATATTATCAGTATTTATATTCATAATCACTATTAATATAATTATAGATTTTAAACCGTAGCATAATTATTTTTAAAAGAATTAAATGCTTTAACTGTTATATGTTCCTTTTTTTCTATATTTATATTTGGAATTATATAAGAAACATTTTTATTTACATTAAAATTTTCTTTTAAATTAGTATTTTTATTTGAGCCTAATTCTGTATTTTCAATACATTTATTTTTTGTTTCATCATAAGTCATACCACTAGAACAACAAGAAGCACCAATACATCCTAAACCAATATTATCGGCAAGATTTTGTGTAGCTTTACTTAATTCACTTTCTATTTTAGTTCCTTTAAGTTGTTCTTTATCATATTCGTATACAGTTGGGTCCATATTTTTTGGATTAAAATCCCAATTATATTCATCATAATTCATATTATCCCTTCTATATAAATCATATATATGTCTAATTAGTAAAAAGGTACCAACAACTAAAACTATCATAGCAATAATATTTATAATATTTTTTGGAAGTAGTTGTTTTTTATTTAAGATTGCTAAAATTAGTAAAGGAATGGTAATTGCTATAATTAATTTCATAATATTTGTATGTGATTGATATCTTCGTCCATAATATGTATTAATCTCTACCATTCTCAATTTATTATTTTTTGCATCTTGCAATTTATTCAAATTCTGTTTTGCATTATTTAATTCATTCTCAACTACACCAACTACTGTTAATTGATCTACTAAATCTACCCTTGTCTGCGATACACTATTAAGCATTGTTTCATATGTATTTGCTAATGTTCCAAACATATTCATACGCATTTGAGACAACTCATTTATTCTTTTGATAATTTTTTCTTGTTCTACAGCATTACCAGAATTAGCTGAAATATATTCTAGTTGTGTATATAAATTCTTTTCCATTTCTTGTAATTGTTGTATACTTTGTAATGTTTGTTCCTCATTAGAATTACTAAGATTTAATGTAGAAATAGTTAAATCACTACTCATTATATATTATCTTATAATATAAATATATAATAAATATATATAAATTATCTTGTTATTCTAATACTCCCAATAATAATAATAATGGTTAATATTGTCCATAATAAATATTTATAATTTTCACTAATCATATCTAAATTTGTATCTTCATACATTGCAGTTGCATGTTCAAATTCTTCATCTTTATTTTCAGCTATTTTATATACATTATTATATTCACTTAAATCATTATTTAATTTATTTACATTATAACCTAAATCACTTACTAATTTTTTATCTTCATTTGATAACTTTTGAATTTTATCTTGTAAAGTATTTGATAATTCACGTAAATCTTTATTTGCTGTATCAAGGAATTGTTTTTCATCTTTAAGAATTAATCCTAAATTACACAATGAACCTGGAGACATTTTAACACCCGCTGGATATAACTCCCATTCCATTGCTGTAGATGAATTAACTGATTTTGTACAAGATGCATTATTTGCTATACTTTTACTTCTTACATATAATTCAGAATTTTTTTCAGGAACACGATTTGATAAAGGAAACATTCCAGTTTTTTTTGTTTTGCAAATTTTATCTGCATTATTAAATACAAATCCTGCACAATTATCATTTGTATTACATTTTTCTCTACATTGTTCCATTGTAGTATTTTTAATAGTATCAATATCATTACCTTTATTTGTATAATTGCCCATTAAATAATAATTATTACCATATGATAACATATCATTTGGATATTCGTGTAAATTACTATCATTATCTACATATCCTACCTTTGTAAGACTTTGTGTATTTACTTTAGGAACACTGTATAATAAATTACTATATTTACTATTAGCTTTACCATCACTTTCAGAACAATCAGTTACTTCATATCGTAATTCTAATCCAGCATTGCCATTTTGTTTTTTAACCATTTCTAAATAACAATTTCCAGATGGGGAACCAACAAATTCACCTAATTGCAAAATTTCTCCTGATTTAAGATAATTACGCTTATATTTACTATTTATGGCTTTATATTTGTCTAAAGGAATACCTGTTTTATTAGTATTACTTGTCCATATTTGTTCTCCATTAGAATTTGACATAACAAGATTTCCATCATCTCCAATAGTTAGTCTAACACCACTACATATTTCTGATTCTTTTCTACAATCAAAGACAACTGTTTGTCCTCTTGCACCTTTTTCAATATTTATCAATTTTGTAGTTCCATTACCACATTGATAAGAAGCACTAAATGATTTATCACAATCATTTTCAGCGGGATCATCAAGACCACCACCAGATTTACCAATTAAAAATTGTATATAATTATTTTTGCCTGTAAGTGCATTTTTTATATATTGTGTCCAATTACCTATAGGAACTTGTTGTGTTTGTGAATCACTCATTAATATATATTAATCATATTATTTCTAAATTACTCTATGAGTAAAGAAAATTACTCTATGAGTAAAGAAAATTAATATATATTTAATTTTAATTATATAATATTTTAACTATTGTTTAACATATAAATTTAATCCTTGATAAGGGTGGGTTGGACTAACAGTATTTTTTAACCATCCGCCACCATTATATACATTACGGTTATGATTAAATCCTGTACATCCAGGTGTATCATTACACATTTGTGATAATTCAAATGCGCTTTTACCTGCACCATATCCAATTGCTCCTGGAGAATCTGTGTTAACAATAACTTTATATTGAGGTAAATTTGGCGGAGCATCTTTCTTAACATACGTATCGAGTGTGGATTTCGCCAGAGGACCAGTCATCCATTTTGTCCAACCTGCACTGTTAAAAGCAACACAGTTTTTATCAGCATCACATTTCATAGCTAATTCTTCTAATGTTTCATTGGGAAAATGATTAAGAAAACCTCCTATATCCGAATTAGGC